TAGCGTACTCTTAGTGTGTGAATTTGGCCTACTGGACCTGTCATTGGCTGAACGCCAACTAATTCGTTTGCAATAACCGTTGGCATTACGCGGCGGATTACTGGTAGAATTACTTTGTTTAGCGATGCAATGTTGCCCGCCATTGTTGAACCTGCAACTGCTGATTCTGAAAGATATGTTTTAGTGTTTTCTAAAACTGATTCCATTACAACTTTTTTGTTGCCTGTTAGACCATCTGTTAGGGCTTCTTTGGTTACACCCCAGTTTTCAAATAGGTTCTGTGACATATTGGTATACTCCTTATGATTTGATACCTGCTAGTTTTTTTAGGTTAATGATTTCCGCTTCACTAGATGTGTCTAGTTCTGGGGTTTTGTTACCTGTAACCTCAGTCGTCTGAGATTCGTTTAATTTTTGCGCTGTTTCTGTTTTAACTGTTTCGTTTAGTACAGTTGGTAGATACTTGTTAAATGCTGATTTTAGATTTTTTGTTGCAACACTTTCTAGTAGGCTACCCATTAATTCACGCTTGTCTTTGGACAGAGTTCCAAGCATTTCTGACATTGCTGCCTCACGCTCTCTGCTTTCTTTGATTTGGCGAACTTCTTTATTTGCTTCATCAATTTTTGCTTCTCTGTTTGCAATTTCTTCCTGTGATTCTGCTAACGCAACTTGTACGTTTGCAAGCTCTTTGGAAATTTTCGAAATGTGTGTTCCCTCTGCTAAGTGAGAACCCATAAACTCAGCTGCAAATGTTTCGAACAGTTTGCGTCCAAACATATTTTCTTTAGCTTGTTTAATGTCTTCTTTTAATGTACCAAGCTCTGTAGATAATGTTGATTCAACAATACCTGCAAGTTTGGTAGAAGCTTTTTCGATGAACTCCGCTTTTGCGTTGGCAATAATTTCTTTACCTTCGCTGACAAGTTTTACCTTTTGCTCTACAAGGTCTTTTTTGTCTTGGTGGAATTCATTAAGTTCAGTAGTTAATTGTTCCATTACAAAGTCTTCAAGCTGTTCGAAGTTTCCTTCTTGTGCTTTTCTGTCTTCACGTAACTCTGTAATTTCACGCTGTAATGTTTCCATTACAAACTTATCTAAAAGTTCTGCATGTTGTGCAATTTTTCGCTTATATTCTACTTGTGATTCTACAGCTGCTCTTTTGTCAGCTGCAAATTCTGAAAGTTCTGATTTAATTGTTTCTGAAACCATTGCATCTAGTGCTGACACCATTTGCTCTTTGTCTGTTTCATAACGACCAGAAAATTCTTCACGTAGTTCAGCAGTGATTTCCTCACGTGCTTCGCTTAGTTTTGCATTCCATGCTTCAGAAAGAGTAGTTCTTACTTCTTCTGATAGTACTTCTGAACTTAGGAGTTGTTCTATTGCATGAGCCATTAATACTTTCTCCTATAGTTTATTAATAAAGTTTAGTATCTCCTTCTGGAGATATTTTTCAGCTACTTTGTCGTGGTTTACTGCATCAGCAACGTCTAATAAAATGTTACCTCTTCTACCATTCATAATGGTTTCATATAGAGGATCTGGATACGCATCAGGTGCTGATGGATTCGCGACAATATCTACTGTCTGAATTTCAAAATCTGATACTTTACCGCCATCTCCGACATTACCGCTACCTCTTGACGAAACGCCAAGTTTAACACCGTTGCCTAATAATGTAATACATATATTACCCATTGGTGTAGGTAAAAGTTTTAAACGACCATAACCGTCTTGACCATTCATCCACATGCGTTCAATCATGTGTGATACTCGATCTAAATTGACTTGCAGATCATCTGGATGATCTGCTTCACCTAAAACCGTGTACCCGTCATCAATTCTTTTCTGTATTGTTCCAACAGCTTTTTGAATTTCTGATTGTGGGTACACACGTTTGTTTTGGTTTACTTGATTTCCTTGAACAAATATTCCTTCCATGTACATGCTTTTACCGCCGTTGCCGTCATCTTTGGCCTCGGTTACGATACTTGCTTGATCAAATGTTAGGTGTTCTTGTAATCTAAGCATTCTTATTCAGCCTTGCCTTTTTTCTCTGCGCCGTGGCCTCGAGATTCTGGGGACATTTTTGCACCATCACCTGGGTGTGTTACATTCATATCTTTTGCTGCTGGTGTTGAACCGCCTTTTTCTGCTGCACCGCCAGCAAAATTCACTGGATCTGCATCATTGTTGCCTTGACCTTTAAATGGGTCGTCTAGGCCTGGGCCAACTGGTGAAGATTTGCCGTCATCGCCTGCTGGCATATCTGCTGGGTGCATACCCTCTTTGCCAACTTTCTTTAACTCTGCGCCTTCTTCCAAGTTTTCCTCTTCAGATTCTTCAGATGCTTCTTCTAGGTCGTCTGCTTCTTCGTCTGCTGATTCTTCAATTTCTTCGTCTGCATCGTCTGATTCAAACGCATACTCTTCTTCCATTTCTGGTTCAGCTTCTTCTTCTGCTTCGTCGCCCATTAGTTTTGCGAATTCTGCTTTAAGATCTGTTAGTGCATCTTCTACACTTTGCATCTTATCTTCGATTTCACCATGCTCTTCTTCATGGTCATCCATTTCGCCGTCGCCGTCGAAGTCCATTTCATCTCCGCCAAGTTCGTCTGCTGCTTCATCATCCGACATTTCGTCGTCTTCTTCACCAAACATTTCTTCTGCTTCAATTTCTTCTTCATCAGCTTCAATATCGCCGATGAAGTCGTCTGCTTCTTCTCCGCCGATAGCTTCTTCTAGTTCGTCTTCCGCTACTTCTTCTTCAATGCTCTCATCTGCTTCAACAAGGTCATTCCAGATTTCACGTGCTTTTTCCACGAATGCCTCGTGTAATAGGTCTGAAGCTGTCGCTTCTTCGCCGTTTACTAGGCTTTCGATAATCTTAGTATAACGATCACGAGTACTCATATTCTCTCTCCTTTTTAGGTTAAGGTTATAACATAGCTATTTAATACATATTGGTTACTACCAATACATAATACAAGAAAAACCGCGGTTTTCACCGCGGTAATATATTATTTATATTTTTTTATTATTTTTATTATTTTTATGCGTTATTCGCCTGTTGCTGATGCGTACATGCCTTGATAATTTTTAATTTTTTCATCATTTTCAACTTTAGACATTTCTTTCATATTACGCATTTTGTTTAAATGACGTAAAGTAATCCTAGGTCTACGAGTATCATCAACAGACCATTTTGCTGATCTATCTTCCTTATCGTCTTGTCTTAGTTCATTAAATCTCATCATCATCTCCTCCACCTGACGCATTACCAAGAGGACTAGCATCATTACCTGGATCCTCTCCTGTTACGTCAGCATTTTCAGCATCAACATCCGTTGGCTCAAAATTGTTAACATCAGATCCTCTAACTCCCAATGAGCCTAAATCTGATACACTATCTGAAACAATACCACCTGTACCGTTCTCTTCACGCCATAAACGCTCGTTTTCTATTAGTTCGTCTTCTGATAGCCCTAAGTACTTACTTAGTATAAACTTACGGCTTAGATATGGTACGCCTTCAATACTACTAAACAATGCTGTTTTTGCATTATCTAATTCTATTTCTCTATATTGGCTAAAGCTCTGTGGCTCTGCAAAATTAAGTTCAAATAAACTACTTGTAACTTCTACACCTCTAAATTTTAAAAACATTTTAAATTCTTTATCTAGTGGAGGTAAAATAGTCATTTGTAAACGCTCGCAATATTTACTAAAGCGGAACTCTTGTATCATTGCTGTGCCAACTCTGCCATCTGAATATGCACTTTGGCCGTCATCCGAACCCGTAGGTAGGTAGCTACTTGGTATACGAAGCCCACGCATTAATTTGTTATTAAAGTACTTTAAATCATCAATTTCACCTAGGTTGTCACCACCTGGTAGTACTTCAACTTTACTGCCTCTACCTTCTGCTGTTTGTGCAAAAAAGTAATCTTCCATAATTGACAATGGATTATATGCAGCATCCATAACTTTTGTACCGCCGCCTGTCA